GCCAGGAGGCATAAATGACGCCGGCGATCCTTGTCAGTTCCTTCTGCTCGGCGGTCACGGGCATGCCCTTGAAGATGCCGTTATCACCGCAGTGCACGCCGTCTGCTTGGTTCTCAGCAAGATGTGTATCCTGCGGAACTTCTACATAATCCGGCACTACACCATCACCGGCGATGCGCCGCACTTCCCGCTCAACAAAGCCAGACGGGATGCTGACCGATGTCTCCGCAATGATGTGGCAGACGCCGTGGCCGAGCAGAACCTCAACAGCAATACGCGGGTTTTCTTCCTGGGAATAGGCGTAGTCCACCAGTGCGCCCGCAATACGGTCGGCTACCTTGTCCGGATGCTGGGGATTCACTTTCTCATACATAATCGGTTCCTCCGCGGATGTATTATCAGTTGCCCCTTGCCCGGAGCAGTCTTTCCATAAGGTCGTCCTGCGGGGACGGGCCGCTGTCATAGTCGGTGGAGCAGTTTTCCTTCACAATCTGGAATATCTCATTCCACAGCCGCACCGCCTGATTCATGTACTGGATGCCGATGTTGATGAACGGGCTGGGGATGGGCTTGCCCGTGGTTGGGTGCTTTCCGAGGAAGCCCAGCTTGCTGGTCATCTCCTCGCACTGTATCCATCGGGCGCTGCTCATGGCATATCGTTCCAGCAGAGCCGGAGACACCTTCGCGGCGCAGCCGATCTGCTTCAGCCAGGTCCAGGTTTCCTCATAGATTTCCTTTGCCTGCAGCGGAGCTCCGTCACGCTGGTCGGCTGACAGGAAGTCGTGGGGCTTGGGCATCGCTGCACCCTCCACCTCCGGGATGTCGAGCATTTCCAGACGGCGGCCGCCAGGATTCCCAGCGGCGACTTTGTCTTTGACGGCGGATTTCTTGCGTCCGGCACCTGGTCTGGCACCGCCGCAGCCGCCAATGTTGTTCGATTTGGTGGGCATAATCTCACCTGCCTTTCCAGGGACCCTTTAATTACCCTTTTGAAATCGCCTTTTTCGTACGCGAGAGGGGCCGACGGTCTTCAGCAGGGACCCCCGCAGAGATTACGACCACCCCTGGTCTGGTCAATAGCGGTAGGTCGGACGGCTGTCCTCGCTGCCCGTCTTTTTATCGTGGCAGGGCTTGCAAAGCGACTGCCAGTTGCTCTGATCCCAGAAGAGCGCCGGGTCTCCCCGGTGCGGGACCTTGTGGTCAACGACCGTCGCTTTGACGTAGCGCCCGGCTCTCTCGCACTCAGCGCAGAGCGGGTGGGCGCGAAGATAAGCCTTCGACGCCTTCTGCCAGCGCCGTCCGTAGCCGCGGGCGGACGCCGACCGGGTTTCCTCGGGGTGCAGACGGCTGTGCTCGTCACAGTATTTACGCCCGCTTGGCACAAGCCGCGGGCAGCCGGGGTGCGCGCATGGGTGATCAGGGAAACGTGGCATGCGATTCTACCTCCCGCGTTATATATCGAAAAGGCCTTCGTGGGAGGCTGCTCGCCACTCACATGGTCGAGACTGTCACCACAAAGGCCCTTTCATCTGTTTATTTTTCCAGCCTAATGATATCACACTATTGCCAGTATTGAAACGTCCGATAGCGTCCACTATTGTCCGTTCGTGTCCGCATTTTTGTGAGCTATGTAGGCTTTCTCCAAAGCCTGTCTTGCTTCTGATAGCAGCTCGTATTGCCTGGAACGCTCATAGTGGAGAGCCTCGCGCAGCTCCTCTTCGGTAGCGTCATCGATATACTTGAGTACCAGAAGCGTCTCCATAGCCGTATCATGGAGCAGCTGGATCGTTTTTCTGAACTCATCATTCAACTTTTCCAGTTCACGATAAAGGTCATCGAGTTGGGCTGAAAGCGGCAGCATATCCACAATGGCCGATTCCATGGGCTTGAGGTTACGTGATTCGCTTTTGCCGATCCTTGGTCCATACGATGCAGTACACTTATTGGCTCGATCCATGTAGAGCTTCTTCCTGCCTTCGATGAAACGGATGTCCCTTTTCAAATTGGCTTTCTTTGTCTGATACTCAGCCAGCGTCATGTTCGCTCACCTCCTCGCGCAGTTTCTTCAGAAGCTGCCTGCCATCCAGAGCAGTAAACAGGGAAAAATGATCTGATTGGAAAAAAGTTTCACATTCTTTCTTTCGCCGGAGTGCCGACTCCTTTTCCGGGTGTTTCGCCAGTTTTTTGCAGGCGTACCGATAATCCTTAACGGCTCGCAGAACAACGGCGTTGGCCAGCCGCTCATAAGGATCAAAATCAGTCCTGGGCTTGAACCTGTATTCCTTGCGCATCTCAGTCCCTCATTTCAACAATCTCAATGTAGATGCCGCACGGCTCATCAGACCAGCGCTTTTCTATATGCTCTCTGGCGACTTGCGCGTCGTCTTTCCAGAAACCGCATCTGGTCATGCAATCCTTGAGGAGCTTTTGCAGGTTATCAGTATCGGGCTTTGTGATCCGCCACTCGCCGTTTTTGTGGCGCGATCCCCTTGGGAACAACCACAGAACTGAAAGCGATACGGCTTTGCTGAAGGGCTGTGGCGGCCTGTGCGACAGCAGACTGGCGGACAGTTTCGCACGGGCCTGTTTAACGGGAAGAGGATCGTAATATGTCGGCTTGCCGTTAACGACATGTACCTTGTGCTCCTGAGCCGTCGCCGTCGGCGGATTCATAGCTATAAAGAACTCCATTTTCTAAACCTTCTTCCGCCTGCCTTTTTCCACGCTGCTATGTTACGGTTACTCTCCTACCATAGGGAAGGGCGGGCTTTAGCCCTTCCCTATGGGGAGGGTAACCTCCCTCTAAGATTCTATATATCTATATAGAATCAGCGTAGAAAGAAGAATTTTGGCAGGCTGTTATGTGGTGGGAACGGAATCGTTTTCCGCTCGGAGGATAAGACCGTTTTTCAGCACAAATTCACCGTTCATTTTCCGGATACGCGCATAAACAGTCTTGTCAATAACCTGCAGGTAGTCCTGCATGTCCTTAACCGTAACCCGGCCATCAATATTCAGCGCATTATAGGCCTTTCGGAAATCATCCGCCGCTGTCTCCGTGGTTTTGCTAAACTTGTTACGAATACGGCCAGCAGCATACGTCCCCTGTGCCGGCATATGCCCTAGGCTGCCATGGGAATCCAGACGATGGATTGGATAATCAAACCACATATCGAGCGGCTTGATATTGGGAAATTCCCGGAGCGACGACTCAAGCCGCCACGCCGTGGCGTTGCCGTCGCGGACGTTGTTCTTGATGTCGTCTGTAAGCTCCAGCTCTATCATGTCAAGCTGCGCATCGGGATCACGGGCAAACACACCGGAGCCAGATGCGCGATCCATAGCTTTCTTCGCGCCCTGCGCGCCCTTGCTGTGGTGATGGCAGTAGATGGCGCTGCATCCGGTCTCATTGCAGATCTTGTCGAACTGGTTGCAGAATGCGCCCATTTCTGAAGCGGAATTCTCGTCGCCGGTGATGACCTTATAAATCGGATCAATTACGATTGCGTCCAGATTCATGCCTTTGACCTTATCAATGAGCGTCGGCACCAGCTTATCCAACGGTACCGCATGGCCGCGCAGATCCCAGGTGATGATGTCATCGGCATGCACCGGCTTCATCCCCAGCGCCTCATAAATTTTGAAAAAACGATTAATGGCGGATGCCCCGTCGATCTCCAGGTTGATATACAGTACACGGCCTTTTTTTACGGGGAAAGATAGCCATTTATTCCCCTCCGCGATTGCGATGCAAAGCTCCATCAACAAAAAGCTCTTGCCCGCTTTGGAGGGACCGGCGATAAGCATCTTGTGGCCGCGCCGAAGAATGCCAACAATGAGCTCCTCCGGAGGCTGCGGAGGATTTTCGATAAACATAGACAGCGGAGTCATCTCAGGGAACTCATCCGCAACACCCTCAACGAACGCCTTCCAATCAGCCCAACTCTTTCTGCCGATGTTCGTCGCTACGAGATACTGCCGATTCCCGTTACGGGTGGCACCAGGCATGCGGGATAGGCGGGATGGATTGCGATTCTGCCTGTCGATGGTGACACCGTTCTTTGCCAGAAAATCGTAAAGGAACTCCACACGTTTTCGGTACTCCTCATAGGAATCGGCATCGATATGCACAATGGCGTGCAGACTCTTACCGCCGCTGTGAACAAGAGCAGCGATAGGCAGCTCTAGCTTGCGCAGCATGGCGTCCTGATCCGAGATAGACATGTTGTCGGATTCCACGAGCGCATAACGGAAGGCTGTGACATTTTCGTTCTTGACGCCTTGACCGTCTACTGGGTTGAAGCGAATCCACGCCCCCGCTTCCGGCTTCCAGTCGCCCACCGTTGCGCCGAGATCGTCCGGGTGCTTTTCCAGTGAGGCGATCAGCTCGGCAGCGGTACGGTCGCTGGCACCCTTGCGCGGGAGCCATTTGCCGTCGTCGTTTTGCCAGACATCATTGGTGACCAGGCTGACGTGATCATCCGGCTTAAACAAAACTTGAAGATAGATTTTCAATTCTTCCGTCTGCATAAACGTGCCTGGTGCGGTATGCTGGTTGAAATCATCCTCGTCATCCGCAATTTCATCATCCCAGCCCATGATACAATTGCTCTTGGGGTCGTAGCCGCGATCTTTCGCCATCTGAACGAGGGTGCCTCCGGTAATAGGCGTCGCGGCCCCATGGAATGTCCGCCACTTGCGCTCGCATTCACCTTTTCGATAACGCTGGACATCGCCTTGACTCCAGTCGTCCCATACAGAGCATTCAAAGCCCTCGTTTTGCAGTGCCATACCGACATTGATCCACTCTTGGTATGAGCAGTCCGCGCAATTGATGTGTGAAAGCGCCGCAAGCAGCATGTCGTTATTGTTTTTCATGGCAAACACCTCCTGTATCCAAGCTCAAAGAGGTGGCACTTTCGCGTCACCTCTTTGGGTCACTCCGGTATGTAACTCGCTGGATAGATGCCGCGGGGTAGAATCCATTGATTTGCAGCCAAGCGAGAGATCATGGCGCTGGCCGCAGCAAAAGACCAGGTGCCGACGTGCTGGAATCCATACCGCTCGAGCAGCCGGATTTGCTTTGGCGTTGCCAGTCCTTCGTCCTGACGGCGGATTAGGCGGTCGATCAGCAGATGAGCTTTACCGCTGTTTTCTACTGCGTCAGCCAAAATCCCGCGTGACTCCAGAAATCTGAGCTGCTTTTCGGACGGAGGGCCCATTTCCCAGGCAAAAGTCGGAACATAATTTGCCAGATCTTCCGCCGCGATACTGAGTGCATATTGCAAGGGATCCACCAGCTTAGCCTTCCGGCGGCGCATTTCTGCAAGCTCTCGGGCCAGGGCAGCTTCTCGTTCAGCCAGGACATCACGCTCAGCCTGCTCCTCGGCCTCGATCAGGTCATAAACGCCATCGTCTTTCTGCAGTTGGTCGTCGATCTTCTGGGCGATCTCTTGATTCTTGCTAATCAGTGCGGACGGCCGGCATAAATCGTGCCGTTCCGTCATCCATAAAAAGTCCAACAGGAGCAGGTGATCTTTGCCGGGCGAAAGACGCATTCCGCGGCCTACCATCTGCTGATACAGGCTGCGTACCTTTGTGGGACGCAGAACAACAATGCAGTCGACCGCAGGGCAATCCCAGCCCTCTGTGAGCAGCATGGAGTTGCAAAGCACGGCGTATTTGCCGGCTTCAAAATCTGCCAATACTTCAGCACGATCAGCGCTCGTTCCGTTGACCTCCGCCGCGGGCAACCCCTTCTCGTTTAACATACGGCAGAATTTCTGGGATGTCGCGATCAGCGGCAGAAATACCACCGTTTTCCGACCGGAGCAGTAATGGAGCATTTCGTCCGCGATCTGGTCAAGGTAGGGTTCCAGAACGTTATCAATGCCCTCCGCGGAGAAATCGCCGCTGGAAATGCCTACGCCGGTCAGATCCAACTGGAGCGGGATCATCTGCGCCTTGATCGGGACAAGATACCCTTCCCTAATTGCGGAAGTCATGGTATACTCATAAGCGCGGCTATCAAAATACTCGCCGAGGTCCTTCATGTCGCCGCGGTCGGGTGTAGCGGTTACCCCCAGCACATTGGCATTGGGAAAATGTCTCAACACCTTCTGATAGCTCGCGGAGAGGCAATGATGCGCCTCGTCTACAATGATATCGTCAAAATAATCGGCAGGGAACCGGGCCAGGCGCTTATCCTGGGCCAGAGACTGCACTGAGCCAACAGTGACGGGAAACATGCTGCCAAGCGATGTGCGCTCCGCCTTCTCCAGTACAGTATCAAGACCGGCGGCGTTCAGCAGCTTATCTGATGCCTGTTGCAGCAGCTCGCCACGATGCGCCAGAATAAGCACCCGGTGGCCGCGCTCCACCTGTTTCTTCGTGACCATGGCAAACACGACTGTCTTCCCACAGCCAGTGGGGAGCACCAGAAGTGTTTTCCGGTGCTCCCCAGCAGACCATTCGGATAAAATCGCGTCCACAGCCTCCGCCTGATACGGTCTGAGGGTCATCATGGACATTTCCCCCTTTACACGAAGGGCAGTTCTTCCTGATCAGAGACGTCGTAGAAAGCGTCATTCTTGAAGAAATCAGGATCATAGTCGATGAAGTGGTCAACATCATTGGCCTGGCGGGGGTTACCGTCTTTGTCGGTATAGTCGCGGGGCTTGAAGCGAGCGCGGCCTTTAGAACCGAGCACACGGCTCCAGTCCATGACCAGATTTTCGCCCTTTTTCTTGAGGCCAATGCAGCGGAAGAAAGAGGAAATACGCCATTCAAGGGAGCGATACAGAATAATGTCGGTGTGGGCGACAGCAACGCTGCCATCCCCAAGGTGAACGGTAAGGGTAAGTATGGCCTTGTTGCAGGGAGGAATCTTGACGCTGCCGGGAAATCTGCCCCGCTCAAAGCTAGTAACTTCAAAGTTGTAATCGCCGGGCTCCAGAATTATAAACTGTGAGCCATCGTTAACGACAGTGTCGTTCCAGTCCATGATGTTGTTGTCGGTCGTGTACGGCATTACAATGCCCTCCTTTACTTGTTCCGGCCGTTGGAGGCGGCCATGTTTTCAACAATCTTGTCCCAGTACTTCAGTACCCAGTCGTTGATGAACTTTTCGGGGATGCCGTCAAGTGAATCAACGGCGGCGTAGCGGTCTTTGCTGTGAATGAAATCCAGAAGATCGGCCTCGGAGAACGGGGTGTTGATGAGCTTTTCGCGGAGTATATCCAGGGGCGTCGTAGCAGGCGAGGTCTTATTCGCAGGGGCAGGCGCGTTGGGAAAAAGATGCGCGATGCTATCAAAGCTGAGATCAAGTACATCGGGTAGGCCGAAGCGGTTCTTTGCGTCCCAGCAGGGATGATGGCTGGTATACATGATGCGCTTACCGCCCTGGGCCTTGGAGCTGTTGGTATCCGTCTTCACGACGAAGGTCTGATAGTTGCAGAACAGCAGCATATCAACCCACTCTTTCAGTAGCGGCGCGACCTGCTTGGAAAGTTTCATCTCCCAGCGGTCAAAAGCGCCCATCTCATCAGGGAGCTCCTGCTTACGCATTTTTGCGTGTGCGATAACGATCACGCTGATGCCGGCCGCGATCACGGTGTCAAGCACCTCCAGCAGATGGGAGAACTCTTCAGCCAGGTAAGTGTAGCCCTTGCCATAACCAAAATCCTCAATGCCCTCCTTGCCGTACTTCCTGCACACGTGATCAACGCACAACTGTTCAGCCCAGTCGGCGGTGTCAAGTACCAGCGTGCCGCATATGCCTGGACTGGCAGCAACTTCCTTCACAATGGCGAGAAGCTCGTCCCAACTTGAGGGACGTTCAATGCGGCGAACATCCAGATGGGCGGTGCCGCCCTCAGTGTCAACAAAAAGCGGATTGTAGCTATGGGCAGCGACGGTAGACTTGCCGATACCCTCGATGCCGTATAAGCCAACCTTCAGCGCCCGCTTAATGGTGCCTTCGATGATATTCAGTTTCATGATTTCCTCCCGTATTATTTCAGTGAGCATGTCTGGTTTGGAGTGATTTCGCAGCCGGGGACTTTTGTGCCAGAGTTGATCAGCTTCCTTACATTGCTCTTATTGACCTCTGGGTCGGGGACGCGATAGCAGTCGCTGTACTTATGCCGTTTCAGCCAGCTAATGGCCTTAAAGGCATCGGTGACTGTGAGCCTGGAAGAGTTGCGATAGCGGATGGTGGCAACGCCACAATTGGTAGTCTGACCTGCGCATTCGCGGTCGAGAATCTGCATGATGCGATCTTCTTTCTTCTCCAGGACAGCGCGGCGCTTGCTGAGACGTTCTTCTTCAGCCTTAATTGCAGCGGCCTCGGCGCGAATGTTCAGGACGAGCTTGGCGAGGTATTCCAGAACAGAAGAACGCTCCATTTGCAGCGCGTTGATCTGCTCATACAGTTCTTCGGAGTCCCCCAGAAGCTCGCCAGTTTCGGGATCACATTCAATCTGATCAGCCAGCTGCGCGATAGCCAGATTGATTTCATACAGCTTCACTATTGCGCACCTCCCTGACTGATCGCATGAATTGAAACCTCTTTTACTGACGCCGACGGTGCGAGTACCAGCACCTCGGTGAACTCACCGAAGAGCCAGCGAAGCAGACGGGTTGGAAGCCTGATCTTGCGGCTTACCAGTACCGACTGCCTCTGCCCGGCGGCGTCGGCAACATTGATGCAGACGCGGTGTTTCATGTTTTTACCCTCACTTTCTGAGGTAGCTTAGGCTCCTCTCATATCCAAGGGCAAAAATAGCTGTCCGTTGCGTCATGAACCGCCTATTCCGTATAAATCTTTTTCAAAACGGGGTCATCCGCAATGATCATCTTGATTTCAGTTATACGGCGGCGGATTGTCGCTTCAGGAATTTTCAATAGACAACCGGCTTTCCTCCCGGAAAACCCCATAAGGAAAACCAGGCAGTAAATCTTCTTCTGCTGTTCGGTAAAGCCATCTACAATAGAGCGCAGTCGTTCAATAGCCTCAGGCTCTTCTTCATCGGCAGGGCTCAAGACCTGAGCCTGGACTCTGAGCTTATCTTCGTCGATTGTCTCTTCTGAAAGGATAGATTCGAGGGATAGATGGTAGCGCTTGGGGACTTTTTCACCCGGATGCTGACTCTGCCACTCCAGAATCATTGGCCGTTCCCAATCTTGGTATGGCACTTTGCAGTTTTTGTTTTCGTTATAGACAGCGCGATCATCAGCTAAGTGCAGTTCCCGAATCATTTCATCTGGAACAAATCGCTCATCGTCAAACACGGTAATAACTTCTGAATAATCTGCCCGGCTGGACTCAGGAAAAAGCTGAATTCTTTCACCTGTGACAAAGAAATAGGTATAGGTCGTGCGGCTGTTGCTGTTGGTTTTTCTGGTTTTCATAGAAAACGCTCCTTTCGGTCTTGTTAGGCCGAAATGGAGCGCAAAAAAGAGGCAGACCACATAGCAGCTCTCAGTACCGAAAAGTCCATATCGGCCTGAGAGGCAGCTCTATCGTGTGAAATGCCTCATTCAGTATTCAATTTGGATTCCAAAGCAACACGATAGCGCCCTGCAGCGGCTTGCTTCAGAATTGATGCGCGGATTGGAGATTGTGCAGATTTCTTCTCGTGATATAGTATCAGTAGTACAGGATTGTGCTAGAATTAGAGAAATTCATGAGCGAATCCTCCAAGGTGAACCCTAATGGATTCTACTGACCATATTGTACCAGAGCGATTAGTCGCTTAAAATATGACTCACATACAACTGTAATCGGTTAGAAATCAAATATAGTCGGTTATAGTCGGAAATAAAAAAAGAGCATCCTCTCAACACGCGTTGCCGAAAAGATGCCGTATTATTCTAATGTGCAATAATAGTTGGTTTGACCCTTTTCATGAATCCAATGACCTGCCTGAAAGAGAAAAAGCATGGTCGGAAGTCTGGGAGAAGAGAAAGCTCACTGCTCAGGAGGAGAAGGGAATACAGGGCATAATCATTGACAAATGTCCAGGCCAGGTAAAGATCGCTGCTTGCCTTTGGACACGCCAAGCAATTCAGCAACTCATCAAAAAACTATGCTACATTGAGATTCCTCTGCTCTCGGTATCGTATTACTTGGATCGCTGGGGGATGTCTTGCCAGCGTCCAACAAAAAAGGCCTACAGTCAGGATGACGTCAAGCTGAAGACGTTTATGACCGAATCTTACCCGGCAATCGCAAAGCAAGCCGAAAAGGATTGT